AGTCGAATGTTATCAAAGAAAGACGACACGTTTATAACCAAGAATTGTTAGCTGATACATTTTTAGGCATCGCTATTACAGCCGTCGTAGTTAGTAAAGTAATGGAGGGTGAGGCTACAGGTTCGTTAACTTGGATGAATCCAGACCAAAGAAACAAACAAGGAATGAAACCGTTCCGGATTGGAGGTGGCGAAGAAGAGGAAGGTAGCGGTGTTGATTACAGTAGTTGGGCAGGTCCAGCAGGAACACTTGCTTTCTATGCAGACTTAGCTCAGTGGGGCGTGTTAAAAGCTACTCAATCAGCGACGGGTCAACAGATTTTAACGGAGGATCAAGATTTGATTACCGTGGCTAAAAGTTCCATGTTATCTATTTTGAAGGAGCAGCCACTCACATCTGGTATTAAAGCAGTCGAAGAATTAACTACAGCGAAAGGAGACCAATTAATCGATGTCCTTGCTAAACAAGCTGCAAGTGCGGGTATGATGCCAGCCCAAGCTAGGAAAATAATTCAAAGGATATGGGCAGGTGAGAAAGCTGTTGATTTAAGAGGAGGCACTTTCCAAGAAAGACTTATGTGGAACTGGATTGGCACGGGACCTAATAACTTTAAATCTAATATCTTTGGTGATTTTGAAACGTCTCAATCTACATGGGGAAGTGCTATCACTCGTATGTTACCTAAGCCACCTACTGTAGTTACAGAAGATATACCAGCAGACTTACGGGCTGTAATAGCGAGTGACGGTCTTACTAAACAATTGCCCAATAACTTACCCGCTACAATTACTTCTAATGTTACCATGGTTGATTGGAGAAACGACGACGGCCTTCACTTGGAAACTGTATTTGCTGATAGATTAAAAAACTACATAGACAAAGACACAGGTATGACTATCAAGGAAGCTGTGTTATATTTAATAAGAGAAGACCCCAACTGGGATGAAGATTATACAACCCAAGAATACGACGAGAATACATTAGCGTACACCAATAAAGGATTAAATAGATTGAGTAAGTTAATTAATGATTACTACAGGGATGTAAAACAAGAGATACTAGGCGATGATCAGTTATTAGAAACATTTGTAAACAAAGATGATGAGAACCTACTAGACGCTGTTAACCGTGAAAAACAATTACAATTCCTTGAACAGCGACCTATATCTCCAGTTGAAGCTCTTAGGGTTATACCGGGTAGAGGCGAGTTATTAGATATAGACTTATTAGATTTACTAGAAAGCAACCCTCAAATGCAAAGAGTTAATGACTAAGGACTTGCTCTTCTCACTCAATAATTAATAATATACACTTATCATCATGGCTAACACCTACGTAGACTACACAGCAACAGCAGCACAGCAGTACTTTGCTTTTAACTTTCCGTATCTTGAAGACGAACACGTTATTGTGGAAATCGAGGGTGTAGATCAAACGATCACTACAAACTACACCATTGAAACGTCTCCTACTCAACGCATCAATCTAAGCAATCCTACGACTGCTCTGGCTGGTGGTGAGTTAGTACGTATAAAACGTAGGTCAGCACCTAACACAAACCTCGTAGACTTCCAGAACGGATCAGTATTAACAGAGTCTGAGTTAGATAGAGCGTACTTACACAACCGTTACTTAGCTGAAGAAGCTACTGAAGGTGCGGATTCCGGCTTGAAAGAACTGGAAGGTAGTACGAACTACAATGCTGGTAACAAGCAGATCAAGAACTTAGCGGACGGTACACTTGCTACAGATGCAGTTAACAAACAATACGTAGACACACAGATCGCACTTAGCGATACCAACTTAGCTGGGTTCTATAAATCCACACATACTGGTAACGGAACTGATAACGTCTTCACTCTTTCGTTTACCCCGCAAACAACAGACGCAAAAGCGTACATCGTATCGATAGACGGTCTTGTACAAGTTCCAGATACTGACTACACGATAGGTGCTACTGCTATTACATTTAATACAATACCTGCTAACTCCGCTGAGATATGTGTTGTTGCTACTGCCGCTGCTTCTGTTGCTACGGTTAATGAAGCACAAGTAACAGCATTAGGTACAAGCGATACGAGGTCTTTAGCTACTTGGACTAGGGATTTAGGAACACCTATAGCGACAGGTTCAACTACAGCTAGAAGTCTTGCTGATCGGTTTGCTGATGTCGTTAATGTCAAAGACTTCGGTGCGGTAGCTGATGCTAATTATTTAGACGGTGGAGTGTGGTATGTTGACGCAGCTTTAACAATACCTGCAACTGATAGTACAGCGGCGTTTCAAGCAGCAGTCGCAACAGGTCGTGATGTTATTATTCCAAGTGCTAATAAACTAAGGGCTACACCTAATACATTGGCTGGTAATTATTTAATATCAGGAAGTATAGGTGAGCTACAGGAATATCAAACATTTAAAGCTGAAGGTTGGGTTTCTATTAAAGTTAATAACACAGGTTCAGATTTTACCGTGTTGACTTGTAGAAGTAATACAATTGTAGAGAATATTTGGTTTGATGGTTTTACGTCATCACAAGGCACTTGTTTAAAATTTTCAGGTATAGGTTATACCGCTGATGGTTACTCAGGCTCCTTACAAGTTAAGAACTGTTGGCTTAGAGGCTTCAATAAAGGTTATGTAGCGGATAATAGTTTTGATGCTATATTTTACGATGTCGAGCTTAGGCAGTGTGGTTACGGTGCTTATTTAGTTTCTGATTACATAGCTACGCATTACTTCAATGGTTGTAGGTTTATAGGAAACGGAACGCATGATGTTTATCTTGAGCTTACAGCTAATTCCGCAAATAGAGTTGTTACCTTTGAAGCTTGTACTTTTGACCCAATGTCTCACGCGACTAACTCTAGCTGTAGATTAATAAACGCAGCCTTGGTTAACTGGAATAACTGTTACTTCGAAGCTTCCACTGACGGTACGAACAAACAAATCGAAGCTACAGATTCCATAAATTTATCAGTTAATAACTGTATAATGACTAAAACGGGTGGTATATCGCTAGACACTAGTCAGATGCAAATTAAGAATGTATGGAGTTTTGGTTTTGAAACTGATACCGCAGATCACGATCCAATCGTAGCTACTAACAGTAGCCGAGTAGTCATTGAAGATTCAACGATGCGGGGAACAGGTCACGATTTCACAAACGGTACTCTTTACTATAAAATCGTTAACAGTACAGTAACTTTCGGAGGAGTTGCTCGATTTTATAAACATAAAGTTGGAGGTAGTAATACGAATGAGTTGCTTGAATTACACGATAGTTCCGACAATAAAATTGTAGAAATAGATCAGGACTCGCTAAATATAATTAGCGGTAATCTTGAGCTGGCTGGTAATAACAAAGTTTATGCAGGAACTGGTGGCGAAGTGAGTGCCGGAGGTGCTTTAACTTTTAGATTGAGTGCTGTTGATGTTGATATACGACCGGTAATGATTAAAGTATTTTTACAAGGGAGAGATACAAGCAATAATGCTGTTACCAATCAAGCTAGTTGCGAGTATGTATTCACCGCTGTAAATGTCGTTGGAGGCGTTTGTCAGGTATCGCCTGTAACGACTGTACATGAATATGTATTTAGTGCCGCTTCGCATTTTAGTGTCACTTTGAATCCTAGTAGTTTGAACGATACAATCGATGTTGTACTGACAAACCCTGTTTCAGGTCAGACTTTAAACAACACTTTCTATAAAGTAGAGCTTCTCGGATCACCTTGGGACTTAGATTCAGTAACCGCTTCTTAATCAACATTATGAACTTCACTTGGAAAATAAACGCACTTAAAAGTAAACCTGACGATGGAGCTGTTATTGAAGCATCTTGGCAGTTGACGGCTGTTGAAGGCGAAGCAGTTAAAACACAATACGGTAAATCTGCATTTCAGGTAAACTCGTCTGACCCGTCATTCATACCTTACTCTGATTTAACTGAAGAAAAGGTGTTGCAATGGGTATGGGCCTCAATGGATAAAGATGAGGTAGAAAGTGATTTAGGTAATAAATTAAATAAACAACCCAAATACAACATCGGGAAACCTTTTTAATGATCGACTCCATCTCCAGCTTTCTTAACACCGGACTGGTCGTCGCTCTTGGCGTGATCGGGTGGATTATCAAACGTGTTATTGAACGTCTTGATCTCGGTGAGAAAAGAATGACTAAGATAGAGGTGGAGTTAGCTGCACAACGAGAAAGAGATAGAGCTGTTGAAGCACGGATCGCAAAGGTAGAAGAAGCACTTAAAGAAGTTCACACTAAATTAGATCGTATGATGGAGGTATTAGT